TTTTGTAAAAAGCCACCATTAAGTGGCTTTTTTGTATTTCGTAGTAAAATAGTTATTGTTTTGTTTGGTTATTCGTAGTAAAATTACTACCTTTGCAGTGTTGAATTATTAAACAAGCGATCTATGAAAAATGTAAAAGTTTCTAAGATTCTGAGAATCTTGGCTGATGACGGCTGGTACTTAGACCGTTACAGCGGAGACCACAGAGAGTTCAAACATCCTACCAAAAAGGGTGTTGTGACTGTCAACGGCAAGCCTTCAACATCTATATGCGGATGGCTCCTCAGTAGTATTGAACGGCAGTCGGGGCTTAGGTTCTGACAAACTGGGGTGGAGCTGAAGCTCCGCCCCTCCACTACATTCGAAGCAGACGCTTGTTGGATATTCGACAAAGAAAGGTGGCGGTCGTGGCTGCCACCTATTTTAAGGCTAACGTATAAAATATATATATTATGAGCGATGTTGTGATTAAAGCTGCCCGTACTGCTGACGGTTACTGTTGTGCTTGCGACTTACTGCCAGGTTGGGTCGTTGCCTACGACGGCGACCTTGAGGGCTTTAAGGGGTATGTCCAGGAGAGCGTTGACTTCTGGCTCGAAGGCAGACGTAAAGACGGTGATGCATACCCGGAGGTGTTTGACGGTGAGTATAGGCTCGTCTACGATTTTGATGTGGCTACGTTGCTCGACTACTATCGTGGCATATTCTCGTTTTCCGCCCTTCAGTCGATAACGGGCATCAACCAGAAGCAGCTTTCACACTATGCGAGCGGCATATCGAAGCCGCGCCCTCAGCAGGTGGAGAAAATAAAGTCGGGTCTGCGCCGGCTTGCCAAGGATATTGAAATGGTCACTGTTTAATATATTCAACACCGCCGCCCGACCATGCGGCACTATGACCGCTGCAAGTTCTGACTTCGCAACGTTTCATTATTAAGAGAACTCGTTGAGCCCTCGGTGCGAGATGCATCGGGGGCTTTTTATTTTTCTGTTACTAACAAAATAGTTAGTAAATTATTTGCATACTATCCAAAAAGTTAGTATCTTTGCATTGTTCAATTAAGAAGCATTAAATATGAAGAAACAAGAGACAATTAAAATGAATGTGACTCCTGAGGAGGAGGAGCTAATCAAGGCAATCCGCAATTATTGCAACAGTTATCCTAATGGTTATCCAGACCTGCTCGACTATGCAGAGGACTTGTTCCAGAGGATGACGGACATGCCTAAGGATTAAAGATTAACAACGGTTCTCCCTTCGGGGAGAGCCTTTAGATAAACAATATAAAAAGATAATCGTTATGGAAGTAGTAGCAAGACAGAAGCAAGAGAAGATAACCGATATGAAAAAGCGTATGCGTGACATTTACCTTGCAGTGTCATGGCGCGAGATTTCTCGCACGTACTTCGACAAGTCGGTATCGTGGTTTCAGCAGAAGATGTATGGCATAGACGGAAATGGTGGCGTTGGTGGTTTTACTCCAGAAGAGGCTGACAATCTATATTGTGCACTCAACGACCTCGCCGACCGCATACGTCATGCGGCAGACAATATAAAAGCTCCGGCTACAAATGCGCCGTTTAATTGAACACCAAGTCGCCGTTAGAGCTTCCGGCGCACTTAACTTATTTTTTTGACACCTGCCCTCGGTGCGTGACGCATCGGGGGCTTTTTTGTGTTATTACAGCAAAAAGTAGATTGAAAGCCTCGTTTTTGGCTAAAGAAATCTACTTTTGGGGCAAAACAATCTACTTTTTTCTTTGGCGTTGTGCCATATTTTTTCTATAGCCGTCCCGAAGGCATCCCGAAGGCGTCGGGGGTGTGTCCAAGATTTGTCCAAGACATGGCCAAGACATTCCTTGAAAATTCCTTGATTTATTCCTTTTGGTTCCTTTTCATTCCTTGCCGGCACTTTTTTCAAAAAAAATCGGCGAAACACTTGCCCGTTTCAATCTTATTTCCTAACTTTGCCATCGCTAGAATTTATTGATGCGGACTCTCCGCATAATCTAAGGGCGAGGATATATGTTCAAGCCCGACCAACAATTTTTGATGTTGTGGGCTTATTTTTTTGCCCATACATCTGCCGCATTCCTGAGGCTCGCCCTTAGATTATGCGGACTCTCCGCATAATAATGTGGAGAAGTAAATGATATACGGCGGTTCGCCTTCCACGTGTTTTTAGCCCTTAGTTTCGGCGGAAGCATCGGTAAGTTCTAGCAGACGAGGAAGTGCGAGCCGCTTTTTTCGTACCCCTACGTCAAACCGCACCGGGCGGATCCCGGCATAAGGCTAGAACTTACCAAAATTATGCAAACAACTGCATCTATCCAGCGCACAGCTCAGTTGCGCCCGTTGGCAACAGTCGACTTCAAGACAGCCGTCAAGGCTTATGTCAACGCTAAGAGCAAGTCATTCACACGTATCTGCGGATTCGACATCACACGTCGTGAGGTCATCCGCGTCAATCTCGCTTTCATCGCTATGCTATTCGGAGCAGCTGCTGCCGAAACATCGTTAATCATTACGCTGCTTTGTGTTGCACTCGCGGGCTACCATGTCTATCGCCTTAATATAGAGGATAAAGACAACTTGCTGAAAGACGAAGAGCGCATCGAAATTGAGAAAGGAGGTGAAGCATGAACCTTATAGAAAAGGACTTCGAGCATCTCGGCAGAACCGAGAAGTCGAACTTTATTTCAGAGCATATAGAATACGCTACACCTCAGGCTGTTGGCAAATACGTGAAGAGCTATCTTTTTGATGTGCTCAAGAGCGTGAACGACGATGGCTACATTATAGACTATATTACAGAACGTGGCTATAAGGTGGAGAAGAAGCAGCCCAACGAACAGCTGCCCTATATCGACTGGAACAACACGGGCTTTATGAACGAAATGTCGGTGGTGCTGGTTCGTAGCTATGCTCCCATTAACAAGTTCCAGAAGGAGCTGGTGCGTATGCTCAGTCCGCTGCATGGCATGTGTGTGCAGACAGATAGAATTGATAAAGTGAGGGCAGATATTGAGATTCTGGTCAAATCTTTGACTAATAAATATCCACGACGCAGCAGTAAAGCCAATTTTGGTTTTGGCGATAAGCATGACCTTTATGCCCAAGAGTGTCAGGCGATATGGATAGACGACAACAAGGATGCCTCGCCAGATGGTTGCAATGTGGTTAGTGTATATATCTATCCGCTTAAGGGTATGCTGCATTATGTCAACGATAATGGTATTGGGCATATGTTCGCTGTGCCATTTGAATCGGACCGGATAACTTGGGCTATGGAGCTTAACGACATTATTAATCAGGAAGGAGGTGAGCGATGAAAGTGAAGCATGGTATGCATCGTGTATATCGCATGTATAAGAAGATGGCAGAGAGACAGTATGAGTGTAAAATCGAGTCTAAGGTGACACCGAGAGATCGTATTAAAGGCATGAGCTATCGCCGACGCGCAAAACGCGGTCACCAACTCTCTATATTATATGGTATTGCTTGTATAGGTCTGATGCTTAACAAAGGAGGCGAAAAATGATGACTAATAATGTGCAGTCGGCTCAGCAGCCGAAGAAGGAGGGCGAGGAGCTGAAATATGCGACACGCTCGATAGTGCGTGAGCTTGACGACGACATACAGAACGGCAGGGTTACGGACATGATAGAGTTCTTGACGAATGTAGGCGAGCGGATGCTGTCGAAGACGATGGACGGTTCGATGCAGGACCGTGAGCTGCAAGAGTATAAAGACTACTTCTACGACATAGAAATAATAAACTTAACGATACGGTTCTTGAAGAACCTGAACCGAAACTGCCCCGAGGCTTTCAAGCCGGAAAGGAGGTGTGCTATATGGGGAAGATAGATGTGCGCAATAATGAGCCTGAGGAGGGCTTGTTCTTTAAGCGTCTTATATCTGATAACTTTGCTGTGACTGGCGAGCGTAAGAGGCTTATACTAAGGTCGAGTCGTGAGATAGCCTACATGCTGCGCAATACTTACCCGGTGACTACTGAAGAGGTGGCTAAGCTTATGAAGGCTATGGGCTTTAAGATGGAGCTTGTTGATGGTGAGCCGTTGTGGCGCCTGTACGAGCTGCAAGATTTGGAGGTGTGACATAGGTTTTTCTGATAAATACATTTTTTGAACTCACATTTTTTTGTGCGGTACGCTCTATGTGAATAGGGTGCGCCGCTTTTTTTTGTCCTATGCCTGCCGTTACTTATTCTTTACCTTTGTGAGCGTAATCGTTTGACTTTAAATTAATATGGGATTCATCAATAAATTTTTGATATCGTATGGTTACGATAGCGGTCGTGCTCTGATGCAGAGCGTGTTCCCCTCGAGCAAATATATAGGTGTTGGTCATAGCTTTGCGCTGTCTTCGTTTTGGGGCTTAGCGTGCTCGGTGCTTGGTGTGTGGCCGGTGCTGCTCATCGCCATGGTGTTGATCATGCTGGTGGAGCTTGTCACGGGCATTGTGGCGAGCCACAAGCGCAAAGAACAGTTTGAGAGCGCAAAGTTCTCGCGGTTTGTACTGAAGCTGTGCATCTGGTTTGTGCTGTTTGTGGCATGCCAGATGTTCAAGTGGTTCGCAGCACAGTATGACGCGGGTTCGCTGACATGGCTTGTGGGCGCGTGGTTCTTCGACGTGCTGACAGTCATACTGATGCTGTCTTTTGTGGTGGAGAACACCGTGAGCATCCTAGAGAACTTGGCTTGCATCGACGGCAAGGACAAGAGCTTCTACGTCAATATGGTGCTGAAGGCCATGGGTGCTGCCTTTGACAGGCTTATGGGTAAAAAAGCAGGTTCTAACAATTAAGGTATATTTATTAGGTTAGGTTTTAGTATTGGTTTGTTATGAAGCACTTAAAATGCTGTGTGTTAGCCTTAATAATTTTGGTGGCTCTTGCCATAGCCTTTGCCATTGGTAGATGTACCGGTGCGAGGGTTATGGCAGAGCCACGGATTGACTACGATGATTCGCAGTTGTCGATGCCGACAACTGTGGACACTATATATGTTCCGTTGCCGGGCGAGACGGTGAAGGAGTTGGTGCCTGTGGATATAGACACGTGCGCCATTGTCGACGCCTATTTTTCCCGGCACGTATACCGCGACACGCTGCGAGCCTCGGCACCGGGCAAGCTCGGTGGCAGCGCTGTTGCTGTGATAAGCGACACGATAGCCCATAACGTGATAGCAGGTCGAAAAGTGAGTCTCACGTTCACACCGAATAGGCTCGCGACGACCCACTCCGTAGACCTGCTGTCTACGTGGGGGCTTGGCAACACTTCGTTGATGGCCGGGTACAGATACCGGCGTTGGTCGATGTATGCGGGGTACAACTTCTCCACACGTGCTCCAGTGGCTGGCGTGGGTTATCAGCTGTTTAATTGGTAAATATATTATTTTTCGTATTATGGAGCTTTCTTCTTTGCCATCTATTATGTTCTCACCCTCAGCCGACGATATTAGCATCCCGGCTGAGGGTGACGTTGTTGTTGACACTTCCATCAGCGACAGCTCGGGCACCACCATTTTCAAAAACTCCTCGAGTTACTCGCCTGGTGCTGATGGCTATGTTCACATTGCCGAACTCTCCGAGCTTGTCAACGCTGCCGTCCTTACCTTATTCAAGCCCGACACTATGCTTGCTACGGGTAGCCGTTCTGCTTCTTGCTCGCTTAAGGTTGTTGTCAAGGGTGGCGCATCTGCCACCTCGCACGCTCTGTATATGTGGCGCAACCACACCGAGCTGAAGCCGATGTTCGCCACTCAGATACGCCATCGCAGCGTCATTGAGGGGCAACCAATGCCTGTCAATGTCCTCACAGCAGGCATGTCTGGTCTGTCGCTTGTTTTGGGTGCTGCCTATCGGCTTGCCAATGGCGATCTGGCTTGGAAGCAGGCAACCATTGAGCCTGACTGCTCTAAAGACTACTTTACAATTCTTGCTGATACAGACGAGGTGAAGAGGGCTACTGCAGCTCCGACTGGCTCTACACTACTCTACTATGCGCTTACGCTCACGCAGGATGGCAAGCAAGCAGACTGCATCAACTTCAGCATTGACAGCAAGACGCGTCCGTCTGTTGCTAACCACTTCATATATATCAATTTCTTTGGTGTGCCAGAGTGTGTCACGTTCCGGGGCAAGGATGTCGAGGAGCAAGAGCTTGACAGTGACTTCGGTTATGCGGGGCGCGAATATGTGCGCCTCGATCCGCTGCTTACTGAGAGCCACAAGTCGCACTCAGGTTGGCTTACTTCCGAGGAGCGACATGCTGTCTATGACTTCATGTCGTCGCCTTATGCCTTTGTCCATATTGACGGCAAGCTTCGACGCATCACTATCACAGAGGTTGACTCCTCTATATCACGCCCAGCTAACGAGCCTCAGTCGGTCGCCGTTACGTGGCGATACGCCGAGGAGCGTCTTATGCGTCAGCCGTTTGTCACTCCCGACACTGGCTCTGCTGCTGTGTTCGCACATCCTCCATTTGACAAAACTTTCTCTTAATTATGCCAGATACCAAGACTACTATGTACGCGAGCACGATGCTCGCCGATCTCGATATACGCACCGACCGCTTTGGCAAACGGCGCATTTTCTCTATTAAGTTCGCCACCAAAGATGGCCGGCTGCGATTTCTGCCTACTGCCTATGTCACAGGCTGCAAAGGCATGGACATGAAGCGACTACGCTTCCGTGGCATTCAGCCTTGCGACTGCAAGGGCAATCCGGAGCTGCACGTTGTTCCGGTGAAGATTACTAACATTATCGAATATAACTCTCACATCATAGACTGGAGCAATGGATATTCTATACAATAACGAGGGCGTGCCTCTGATGATGCACTCGGATATAGCCTTCTACGACACCAAGCTCGACAAACAGACAGCCGACGAGCGTAGACGTGTGCTGTTCCCTTACGACGACACCAGACACGACTTTATTGAGGTGGCTGGGCAGCGTGTGCTGAGTTGGGGCAAAGACAATCTGTTCCCATGGCACGCTGCCGAGACGGTGCGCAATACCACGGTGCTTAACACGGGTCTTAGGTTTCTGCGCAACCTAACCATGGGGCAAGGCATCTTCGCTTGCCGTGTTAAGGGCTATAACGATAAGGGTGACGAGATACTGGAGCCTGTCGATGATAGCGCTTATCAGCGATTTGTGGGCTCACGCATGGTGCGCCGATATATGGAGAAGACGTTGCGAGACTTCCTGAAGGTGGGCATCTCGGCTGTGCAGTTTGTGCCTAACGCTGCGGGCAACAAGATTATTGGTCTTAATGCGATCAATAGTCTTTACTTCCGATTTACTGAACCGCTTGATGCTATGGGCTCGCAGAACTGCGTGGTTAGTGGCTCGTGGGACCTCTCGCCGAGTAGCTACTCAATATTGCCGCTGCTCTCTGACTACTCGCCTGAGAACCATGCCGAGTTGCTGCGCTTTATGGGCAAGATGAAGGGTGGCTTTGTTTATCCCGTGCGTGACTCCTGGAGCAACGACGACATATATGGCGAGCCGATATGGTGGCCTGCTTATGTGGCAGGTTGGGTTGACATCGCTCACATGGTGCCACAGTTTTTGAAAAAGGCTTATAAGAATCAGACGACCTGGAAGTGGCATGTGCAAATTCCTTACTCGTTTTGGGATAAGAAATTCCCATTGACGGAGTTTAAGGATGCTAACTTACGTCGTCAGGCTATCGACAAGTATATGTCGAGCATCGAGAAGAACCTTTTGGGCGCGGAGAACGCCGAGAAGCCTATCTTCACCAACTATGCCGTGAACGAGATGAACGGTCGCATCGAGGAGGAGTGGAAGATTCTTCCACTATCGAACAAATACTCAGCTGGCCAAGAGAATCTTGTGACATCGGCTGCTGCCAACTCTGAGATTTTATTCTCGCTCATGGTCAACCCTAACGTGCTCGGCGCTGGTATGCCTGGCGGTTCCTATGCCGGCAACCAGGGCGGTTCCAACATTCGTGAGGCATTCCTCGTGAATATTGCCAACTCGTGGATTGACCGCCAGAACATTCTCGACCCTCTGCAGCTCTATATGCAGCTCAATGGTGCTCCTGATGATCTGCAGCTGAGATTCCGCAACACTATACTTACAACCCTCGACACTGGTGCGGGCACTTCGCACCAGTTGTCATAATTCTTTTTACAACTATGCTATTCTCACAGTCTAAGTGGGACAACGGCAAACAGATGTCGCCGTTTGTTCCCGTGTCGGCGTCGCTCTCTTGGCAGAAGATGCAGGCGCCTATCGAGTCTGCCGAACAACAGTTTCTGCTGCCTCTGCTTGGAGAGCAGATGATGCAGCGCCTTGGGCAGATAGCTGACAATATGCCTGAGGGCGACTTGTTGGCTCCGCAGTTGGTGCAGATAGCCCGTAGGGCTGTGGCCAACCTTGCCTTCTGGCTGCACTTTGACGCTCTGAACCTGCGCATATCCGACCAGGGCTTCCAGCGCCAAGGCTCGGCAGACTGGCAGGGTGCCTACAAGTATCAGGAAGACAGGCTGCGCAAGGGGTTCAAGAATGCAGGTTTCAATGCTCTCGACTTTCTGCTTGACTTCATCGAGGATCATCTGAAGGATTATCCGGAGTATTTGACTTCGCCTTGCTACCAAGATCGCAGCAAGGCTATTGTGAGGTCGGCACGTGAGGCCAACCAGTTTGTCTTTATCAACTCTTCGCACATCGTTTTTATGCGTCTTAAGGGCGAGATGCGCACGGTTGAGGAGTATGACCTTTGTGCTGTACTCGGCGAGAAGCTCTACAGACAGCTGCGTGGGTGGCTGTCGGGCAAGGCTGAGTTTCCGGCCGACGAGTGTGTGTGTACGCTTGAGCAGCTGCGCATGGCGTGTGCCGACTTTGTGGTGAAGAAGGCTGCTTCGAGGCTGATGAGACAGACTGGCTCGCTTACGGAGCGTGGTCTGTACTTCAATTCTACCGAATCGGGTTCGCTTGGCAACGACATCGAGAAGCCTGCCACTGACCGCCAGATTGGTGACCGCTGCGCTATGGCAGACATCGACGCTCATAGAGCCGAGGCGTCGCTGCGCTGCTTTCTGAATAATTATATGGGCGCGATTGTCGGCGAGCGGACTACGGGCCCGATACGCGATAACGATAATCATGCGGCTTTCTTCGCCATGTAGTATGAAGCATATCAAAATAACTTACAAGGGCAAGGCCTACGAGCGAGACATTGCCACGGAGTGGGATGAGCTGGATGCCGAGGGGCTGAAGCTGGCGGCGTTGTTGTGGTCGGGCGGGCTGCCGAGAGACAAGTTGCTGGCTTCGTTCTATGCCATTCCGGCAAGTGTGGTGAAGGCTCTCGACAGCTATCTTGTGTATTGCCTGACGGAGATGACGACGTGGTTGCGCCGTTTGGACGACAGTGTGGACAACTTCAAGATTGAGGAGTTGCCTGACACGGGCTACTTTGCCCCGGCTCCAAGACTTGGAGGTTGCACGCTCGAGCAGTTTATGATGGCTGACACCCACTTCCAGCGCTATGCTATAAGCCAAGACGCTGACCATCTGACGCTGTTCATAGCTGCGCTATACCATGCCAAGAGGCAGCGCGACGACGACATGGACGCAAAGGTGAAGGTGGTTGAGGGCTTAGACGAGACTGTGAGGCAGGCTGTATTCTTGAACTTTATACTCGTGAGGCGGTGGCTGTCGCGGTCGTATCCTTATCTGTTTCCGCCACAGCAAGAGACTGATGACGACGACGGCGAGGATAAGCGAACCAAGCGTAAGAAGCGTCCGAAGCCTCAGGCTACCGACTGGCTTGCCATCTTCGACGCCTTTATGGGCGATGATGTGGCCTTTATTGAACGATACAAGCGTATGAGTGCGCTTGATGCCTTCAGACTGATGAACCGTCGCATCAAGCAATCGAGACAACCTAAATAAAATCAATAGTTTATGAACATACAAACAGTGGCCGAATACTTTGAGCAGCTCTGCCGTGAGCATAAGCTGCTGCGGCACTCGGAGGCAGAGCCTCACTTTGTGAACCTTAACGACGACAAGCGCAATATGGGGTTGGCGCAAGAGCTGCGCTATCCGGCAGTGTACTTTGAGTCGACGGACTTCACGCTGAGCATATCGTCGGTGTCGGTGCGACGTGAGTATACTTGCCACATCGAGGTGTTTGAGCATGTGGCTGACACGGGCGACTATGCCGAGGTGGAGCGCGCGCTGTCCTCGGCAGAGCGGATATTAACCGATATATTTGCACGCATGATGCATGACCGTATGAGACGTGCCGATGACCAGCGTTGGCTGCTTAACGTGAGCTCGCCGTCGATGATAAAGGTTGTGCCGTTGCAGAACGAGCACAACGCCTTATACGGCTACACGGCGGAGCTGAAGGTGCCGATTCCGGGGTGCATTACTGATAATATTAACAATTTTATTTCTTCAAGCAATGGCTAAAACATACGAAACTCTTACTTCGCAAGCCGAGACTATACGCACCAACACGCTTCCGGAGTCGAACACTGCGGGGCTTGTCGGGCAGATGCTGCGCGATATTATAGAAAAGGTGCAGGAGGTAAACACTTCGTCTTCGGGCGCTGTGACAGACATGGCTATCACGCCATCTGCCGACGCGACAAGCGTGAGCTTGCTCTTCGTGCTTAAGGCTGGCGAGAGGGCTATGCGCCATACGGTGACATTGCCGGTGGTGAGCAGCACTGCTGCCGGTGTGGTGACTCCTGCTACACTGGCTGACATTACGAGTCAGCTGAACTCTATGTCGCAGAACATTATTAACCTTGCCAACTCGTCGGCGGCGCAAGAGAAGGGCATTGTCGATTTGAAGCAAAAACTGAGTGACGAGGAGACGGCTCGCAAGACATCTGACACGAGCTTGTTTGCACAGATTTCTGCGGCCACCGAGGCTGTAGACAACTTGAAGGCCTCGGTTGGTGCCGTGGGTGGTATAGCACCGCTTGGCGATGACGGGCTTGTACCCGAGGATAATCTGCCGGATATGCGCACCAAGATAGGCCGTGAGCCTGGCATGGCTTTTCCCGGCGTCGCTGGCAAGGAACTTGAGGATGCCGTTGGCTCCATCAATACCAAGCTAGGCATTATGCCGATTGTCAATGTTAACGCCATCAAGTCTGCCAACTATACATTGACCACGGCCATCAATGCTGTGCTGGCAGCCGTTAAGACCTATGGCTCGTTGATGATATCAGGCCTAGTGATGACATACCGCAAAGACTCGACACACTGGGAGCTGAAGCAATACATTGGTGCGTCAAGTAATGTTGCTGAATTCCTAGACACTGGTCATTGGGAGGATGTCGGTGGCGGTGGCTCGTCGGCTGTGTTCAACCCTACGGTGTCGTACCCTATCAGCGGATTCTATTCGCTGTATGACCCCGACAACGATAAGGCGTCGGCTGTGGACGTGGCTTGGAATGCCGGCAAGGCTTCGTTTGGTATGCTGCTTACTATCCAGGTGTCTAAAAAGATATGGAAGACATACCAATATATAGGTGCCACACTGGGCATCGAGGCCTGGCAGGATACTGCCAACTGGCAAGACTTCGGCTCGCTCGCTGCAGGCTCGGAGACGTACATCAACATCAACAACCTTATCGACGGCAATGGCAAGGTGGTTTATTATACGCTCAGCAGTGCGGTGGCAGCTCTCATCAGTTATCAGCAGAGCACGGCTGTGAACTACATCAAGCGTGGTCTTATCATCTCTTTCCTCTCTGAAGCCAACAAGACAAAGTCGTACCAGTACCACGGCGACAACATTGCCGACGCGTCGAAGACTGACGAGGGTGCCACACTGTGGCGAGAGTTTGGCAAGAGCGAGAACATCAATGTGTCGGACGCTCCGGCCAAAGACGGCAAAGACCCATACAGCACGGGCGGTGCCTATACCAACACGCCTACCGACCTCGACATTGTGGAGGAGGAAGGCGGTGTGTACAAGTTTGCGCTTACCAATGCCGACGGCGACCAGATAGGCGAGCAGCGCCAGATTGTCATCAAGGGTGGTGGCGGTGCGGTTCAGGCTACGACCGTGAGCATTGCGCTGAAGAAGTCGACGGTGTATGGCGCGGTAGGCTCTACCATGCTTATTGAGGCCGCCATAATGTCGGTGACTACCACTCCGTCGGGCGACTCGCTCAACTCGATAGCGCGTGTCGACCTTGTTGACCGCTCTACCAACACGGTACTGCAGACGCTTAATGTGAACACTGAGTCGTCGGCAAACCTTACTGACGATTTCAAATTCAAGATAGACATCTCGGAGTATTTTGCCTCTACAGCAGGCTCACGCTCGTTTCGCATTGTGGCTTACGATGATGGCGACCACTCGGGCAACAAGAATGTGTCGGCTGTGGGTGTCGACGCTACTGTTGTGTCACAACAGACGCTGAACTATACATCGTCAACGGTGCTGAAGGCTAAGGGTGCTGCGGTGTCGATACCGCTCTACTCGTTCCCTAACAATGCATCGTCGAAGGGTATACGGGCTACTGTGGAGATGTTCTATGGCGATGCTTGGCATACCATCGAGGAGACTGTGGTGACTGACGTATTTACCCATGCCGTGACTATAGACCCTAAGGCTCTTGAGCTGACCCATGCCTGCTATCCCATGCGCATACACGGCGTAGACGTGGCTTCGGGTGTGTCGGGCAACTGGCTGTACTCGGGTGTGATGGTGGTTGACGAGGCTAATGTGACACCGCTTGTGGTGATGAGATGGAGCGATGACGGCACACAGACCAAGAAGCTGTTCCAGACGGTGTCGGTGGATGTGGCTGCATACACGGCGGGCAAGACCAAGACGGCTGTTGACGTGATGACGCAGGTGGGCGACAACGCTGCTACCGTTATAGCGCAGCAGCAAATGTCGCGCGACCGTACATATACTGTGACAAAGCGACTGGCGGGCATGTCTGTAGGCAGCAAGCTGAAGATATATGCTGTGTCGGGCAATGTGCGCTCGGATGCATACGACTTCAGTGTAGCAGGGTCGATAATTCCGATTGAGACTACTGCTGGTGCCATATTCGATATAGATATGTCGTCGCGCTCTAACAGCGACTCTGACAAGACTATCTCTAACAACGGTGTGAACATTGAGGTTAATGGTGCCAACTACACCACCAACGGCTTTGTGCGTGATAACTATGGCTCTGAAGACTACGGCCAGACTGACACCAACGGCAACCCTATAGGGCGTATGGCTTTGCGTATAGCTGAGAACGTTACGGCGAAGTGTGACTTCAAACCGTGGAGCAATGCTTCTGCCGAGACTACGGGTATGGCGATATCGTTCACTATCAAGCCGGCTAATGTGGCCGATGCTACGGCTCGCCTTATTGACGCGCTTGGCGACGGTCAGATAGGCTTCTACGTGACTGGCGAGAAGGTGGTCTTTACGTGCGACGGCGAGCAGTCGACAATGTTCACGGCTATGATGCCCATAAAGGCAGAGAAGGTGACTCGCGTGGATATCGTTGTCGAGCCGTCGAGCGTTGCTCCATACTCGGGCATCGGTGTTGTGAAGCTATACGGCGACGGCGAGGAGCGTGGCGCATGCGCCTATACCAAAAATGCGTTGCCGATGAACGACAATATCATCCGCTTCGACGGCACGCTGGCTGACCTCTATCTATACCAGCTAACAGCGTGGCGTACTTACTACCAGTTCCGCCAAGCATTCAACAACTATCTTGCATCGATGCCTGACACCGACGCTATGGTTAAGGAGTACGAGGCTAACGACGTTATGGCGAGCCAGACTGCCGAGAATACTACCAAGGACCGACCGACTATAGAGGCTTGCAAGAAGGCTGGCTTGTGCGTAATGGTAATGGTGAAGAACAAGAACACGGCTGACACCGAAGACCAATATCCAGGATATCTCGATACGCTCGACGGCGACAAGAAGACGAAGCGCATACTTGACTTCTACCTCTATTTCCCCGATCGTCCTTGGCAGGACTGCTACATCGAGGGTGCAACGGCATCTAACCAGGGTACGACATCGTCGATGCGCCCAGACAAGAACAAGAAGATAAAGACGAAGTCGGCCAAGATTACCTTGCTGCACAAGCGCGAGGAGTTTAGCGGTGCTGACCTCGCTAAGTACGACGAAGCTCTTGCCAATGCCAAGAAATCTAAAATCAAGGTGCTTGAGACTTCTGTTCCGACCAATATCATAACCTTTAAGGTAGACTACTCTGACTGTACTGGTGCCAACAACGGCGCGTCGTGCGAGCTGAATAACCGACTGATACGTGCTCTCGGTGCTGAGTATATGCAGCCTTCGCAGAATGCCTACACCGGTTCGGCTGAGATTAACCCGTCGATAGCGAGTGTGCCGTGTGCCTTCTTCCGCACCGACAAGTATTCACCAGATGCTACCAACCCGGCTTATGCCTACTTCCACGTCAAGGCCAACCTTAACGAGGACAAGGGAGACGCCAAGGTGTTTGGCTTTGAAGGTGTGGATGGCTACAACAAGAGCTGCATGAACTATGGCGACTTCAAGGAACTTGTTGCCGAACGCGATCAAGACTTCAATGAGTTTAAGGCGCAGACGCTTGCCGACACGTCTAAGCTGCAGGCGGGCGATATATACATGCTGTCGGAGTTCTGCGGTCCGAAGACTGCATTCATTGAGAATGACGGCACCGGCCACTTTGTCGAGACGAGCGAGGTGGCTGACGCTTTGGTGATAGAGCGGACACTTGCCGAGCTGCTATCGGCTGACGTGAAGAGCTATGATTGGAGCGAGGTGTATAAGACGAGCGACGGCAAGTATGCCAAATATGAGGGTGGCAAGTGGAAGGAGACGACCGGCTCGATGACCTACGACAAGACGACCAAGCGATGGCAGGTAACGGGCAGGGTGCTGAACCCGACACAATGCTACGAGCACCTGAAGTACAACGGCCTTAACTGGTATCAGGGTGTGAACTCGGTTGACGACATGCTGCGTCTTGACCCGGCTACGGGCAAGCCGATATGGTTGTCGCATTTTGAAAGCCGCTATCCTGACGACGACGATCTGAACGCTCTGTACGAGAGTGGCAAGAAGGTGCCGTACTACTTCTATGAGAACTTGATGTGGATGCAGCAATGCAACCCCCACCTTACTGAAGCTGACGGCAACATAACGCTTGACGGCAAGACGGTGCCAGGCACTCGTGCTAACCGTGCGAAGAAGTTTGCCCATGAGATGCACCGCTATTGGCGTGTTAAATCTTCGCTCTACTATTATATCTTGACTGACTACGAGAATGGTGTTGACCAACGTTCCAAAAACATGATGCAGACCTTTATGCTGTGTGAGGATGGTGTGATACGTTCTGACTTCAACAACTGGTATGACGGCGACTGTACGATGGGAGCCGACAATGACTGTGGTCTTACTATTTCGGCATTGCTCAATCCACTACTGGTTGGCGAGGGTGAAGAAGGTAGACTATACCAGGGCTGGGACAGCGTGTTTTTCCAGCGTCTAAATGAGAATCCCGTAATTTGGCTTGATGACTACAAGGAGGGCGACGACAAGAGCGGCTATACTGACAAGCAGCGTTTTGTGACGCTGCATGATGTGGCAGACGAGATGCGCAAGGCAGCGGATAATCAGGGCCTTAAGGTGTTCTCTTACGATGGCTTGTACCAGATATGGATGACTAAGCGCATCCTAAAGTGGGCTAAGGTGATATCGTCGTTTGACGGCGAGCGCAAGTATATACAGCACTCGAAGGCGAGCGCCAACTACTTCTTTGCCTTGCACGGCTTGCGCCTTGACGATATGCCTGAGTATATCAAGACTCGCTTTGCCTATCGTGACGGTTACTACCAGGTGGGCGACCTCTACACCAACCCAATGAAGATGCGTGCCTCGGGCAATGCCATCACTGTGGGCATCACGGCTGCCAAAGACGGGTTCTTCGGCATTGGCGAGGACCGGGCCGACACTGCTGCCGACTCTAAATATCTGAAGAAGGGCGAGAGCTACACGTTCTTCCGAAACAGCCCCCGCAGCTACTCGGAGTCGGGCACAATGCTCTATGTGTTTGGCGCTGCCTCGCTTGCGTCGCTCGACATCAGTGCGGCTACGCCTAAGGCGCAGGGCTGGGATATACAGTATTGCAAGTTGCTGCAACGGCTTACTGTTGGTGGCGCCGACTATACACCGTTTACGGTAGACGGCACTCTTGACACGCTGAACCTGGGCAACATGCCGTTCCTGCAGTCGCTCGATGTGCGCAACACACTGGTAGCGTCTGTTGACGCGAGCATGTGTCCTCGACTGACGAGCATCAAGGCAGAGGGTAGCAGGGTGCAGAGTGTGGAGATAGCCGAGACTTCGCCTGTCAGTGAGCTTACGCTTCCGGCTACGCTCAAGACTGTCAAGCTGATAAACTTGCCAAACCTTAGCTATACTAAGGTTGGCGGCAACTTGCAGATTGCGTCTCTTGCCAATGTGCAGACATTGCGCATAGAGCACTGCAAGGAGATAGAGCCGTTGACAATGCTGCAGAGGGTAGTCGACGCACAGACGGGTAGCAGACAGCTGACAGCCATAAGAGTGGTGCAGGAGCTATCGGGTGACGGCTCGCTCCTGACTATGCTGCTGACGCTCGGCGTGCGGGGCATTACCGAAGACGGCAAGCTGCAAGACAAGCCAGTTGTTGAGAGCGACTATCAGCTTACACGTGTGCGCGAGCAGTCGTACATAGACAACCTGACGCAGCATATTGAGGGCTTGACGATAGTGATGTCGATTATGGCTTACATCAATGCTGTGATAGACTTCCTCGGTGAGCAATACTCTGGCGAGGCTGAGGTTGAGAGCGTGACGCTCGACAACATCAACGACTATCTCAAGCAATACAACGGCGAGACCTACGACGACTACTATAACCGTCTGGCTGAAGCCGATGATGATATTCTTAACATTATAGACAGATAACAATGGCAAGCAATCAACAAAACATTACTGGCCTCCTGCTCGCAAAACGCGAGCAGGTTAAGGCTCTTCAAGACTTGGGTTTTGCAGACATAACCGAGTCTTCGCGTGCCTCGCTCTTTGCCGAGCGCATACGCTGGGCAGCCGGGCTGCTCGACATTCGTGTTGCCGCCGACCGCAAGCGCGACGGCAAGAAGTTTTATTTCACCGTTGAGGAGTGGCAGACTATCGACAATGCCGGACGCTCTGAGGAGTTTGCATTACGTGGTTTGCGCATTAGGGCTGATGGGGTGTCGTTTGTGATGGCACTACAGTTCTACAACAACAAGGCTTGGGGTTCGCGTACTACTGTTGCAGACTTGATGTCGTATGCTGGTGTTCCTGGTGCTTGGGGACATCAGGATGTGGCTCGCAATAATGCGCGCATACTGGAATACTATGCAGACAAAAATGCTGACGAGGTGGTTGGCGCTCCGGCTGCGGAGGCTGCTAATGGTTATCACGCTTATCTTGAGGGTGATGGTGTGATGGTTAATGGTGTAGCTGTTGATGACCAGACTAAATGGTTGTTGCCAGATGTACCTCAAGCCTTTGTGATGTATAGACATCGCAAGGCTATAGATGCGGTGATAGCCCAAGTGTGGGGGCAGGCTTTTACGCTTGAGAAGTCGGTAGATATTATTTGGACTTGTGTGCAGTATAGCTCAACTGATGCCTTTAGACTAAGTGTTCTGAGTGGCAGAGTCTATTCAGAGTCGAAGACTATTAATTATTCTGTTATACCAATTTCTGAAGAATAAAACTATGGATAATGCTAACAACAGTTCAATAATCCTTGGTCTTAATAAGCAAGACCAGATTAAAGCTCTTCGCGAGGTGGGCTTCACAGACCTCGCCGACAATGCCACATGGTCTGAAATAGTGGTTCACATGCGATGGGCAGGCGGTCTGCGAGATATTCAGGTGGCCGCATACCTTAAGAGTTCTCTCAGAGACTCGTCGCCACAACGCTTCTACTTTTCTGAGCAGCAGTGGCAGACGATGACGATTAACGAGAAGTCGAAATACGTGGTTTTGGGCATTGCCATTCGTGCTGAGCGTATGGCTTTTGTCTTGGCGCTGCAAAATGCCACATCAGGCTCTACAAACCGATTTGCGTGGGGACCGACAAACATCAATGTGCCGGGTCTTAAAGATTTTGGCACAAACAACCAGGGTGTGTACGATGATATTGACGGCGAGGCGAACACAGACCTTATCCTCGCTTGTGCCAAGGAGCAGGGCGTGAGCTTCCCGGCAGCCGAGGCTGCCCGAGCCTACAAGGCCTTTACGAAGGCTGTCGACAGCACTGCTATAGACGACCCGACTAAATGGTCGCTCCCTGCTTTTGGACAGCTGCGATTGTTTTATAAATATATGGTTGAAATTGATAAGTTTTTAACAAACAATTTTGGTTCTTCATATAAATTAACAAAAGACTGGCATTGGAGCAGTACTGAGTGGGATGCTTCGGGCGCATGGTACGTGGGCTTGACCATCGGTGACGCGAACACCAACCTCAAGGCTTGAGCTTGTACGGCGGTGCCGCGGGCATCTACGGCAAGGCTAATACTTACTACGTTCGGGCTGTGGCAGCATATTAACCTTCTTTAACTCTTTATCTCTTTAACTCTTTGTATATCAATGGGTTATAAATATCCGCTTTGTGGCTTGGTGTTGGCATCAGACGCAAAGCGGCTTTTTTATTAATAAAAATTAATAAACATGAGTATAATAAGTTTGTTAATTTTTAGTTAATACAATTATGGCTAACCAACGTCTTGCACAAACACTCCCTATATACAAACAGACTTACGAGCTGCTTCTGTTGATAGTTCGCGCTCGCAAGCAGTTCTCCCGAGAGTATCGCTATGACCTCGGGAGCCACCTCTTCGAGTCTGCGCTTCGCTGTCTTGAGCTTATACAAAAAGCCAACACAGCGATTCCGGCGCCCGACTATTTGCCTCAGTTCGAGGGCGAGGCAAACAAGTCGGCCAATGGCTTGATAAGGTTGGCGTGTCTGTTTATTGATGAGTGGCGCAACCGTCGTACAAGCCGTAGACAATATCTTGAGGAGTTTATTGTGGAGTTTGGCACCGTTAAGATGCTGATAGGAGTATGCAAAGAGCTGGAGCAGATTACTAATTCCATGGCAGCCCAGATGGCTGTTCTGACCGAGAGCATCGGCAGACAGGCCACGGCTTGGAAGAAGACTGCGCAGTAGCCGGAGTCATAATTCTCAACACCAGGGCATTATGAGTGAGCAATATTTTTCTTTATATGGGTCGCTGCCTTCGTCGACTGACGGAGTAAAGACAACAATCGCGACAACGGATGAGTGGGATGCTTCGAACGCATGGTACGTGAACTTGAACAACGGTGACGCGAACAACAACAACAAGGCTAATACTAACTACGTTCGGGCTGTGGCAGCATATCAAGATGATGTCTACAACACTCCGCTATCGTTTTTCTATGCCGCACAGTCGTGCGACAAGAACAAACGCTCGTCTAACGACTGCATCGAATTCTCTTTAGACTATTACGACAACATTGTCCGTCTGTGGCGCGACTGCATAACTATGCGTTATGAGCCGTCGCCATCAGACGTTTTTATTGTTCCCTATCCCGTGAAACGTGAGGTTTTTGGCGCTAATTATCGAGACCGTGTGGTTCATCACTGGCTTGCAGAGCGCATAGAGCCTTTGCTTGAGAGACGTTTTGAGCGGCAGGGCAATGTCTCCAAAAACTGTCGTAAAGGCTTTGGCTGCCTTAGCGCAGTGAACTCGCTGTCGTCCAAGATCTTCAATATTTCAAAAGGCTACACCAAAGATACTGTCATTATACGACTTGACATAAAGGGCTTCTTTATGTCGATTGACAAGGATATATTATGGTGGATGTACGAGGATTTGATTTTGACAGAATACCATGCGCCTGACCGCGACCTCCTTCTCTATCTGCTTAAGAAGACTATCTATGACGCTCCACAGCTGCATTACATACGTCGCTCGCCTCCTGCTTATTGGCATGGCTTGCCACGTGACAAATCGCTGATGTACAACGATCCTCGTACTGGCATTGCTATCGGCAAGTTGATCTCGCAGGAATCGGCCAACTTCTATATGTCGGTGCTTGTTGACTTTATCCTTTATGACTTGAAGGTGGAGGCGCTTGAGATGTTTATGGATGACTTCGTAATACTTGACACCAAGGGATTTACACATGCCAGTGAGACTGTTGCCAAGATTCGTGACTTTTGCCGTGACATTCTACACATTACGCTCCATCCCAAGAAGATATACATACAGCCTTATCAGAAGGGTGTGTTGTATGTGGGCGCCATGATTAAGCCAGGGCGCATATACATCAGCAACCGCACTCTCGGAGCTGCGTTCCGTCGTATACACTTCTACAATACCAAGCTGCAGGAGGGCGAGGGTGAGCAATATGCGGAGGCGTTCGTGGCTACTGTCAACAGCTATCTCGGGCTTATGGTGCACTACAATACCTACAACAAGCGCAAGAGGCTTATAAAGCTTATCGACCGTGGTTGGTATAAATATATTATGGTCGAGGGCCATTACACTAAAATTATTCTGCGCAAGCAATTTAAATCACACAATAAAATCAAAAAACAAATCAGACATGGCAAATACAAGCAGTTCTTCATGCCGGAACTTGACGACATGGGTGCCGATTCAGCAGCTGCCCAACAAGGCTTGGCGGTTATATATCCGGATGGAGCACCTCGACCCCGACACATTCGACACCACAGTAATGTACCACCAAGTGGACTACCCTCAGCGCCCGACTCTTGCCGACATTAAGCGCACGTGCCATCGCATAGCAATGGCTTATCTCGGCGAGATTAACTACAACCCTGAGACCTTCGACTTCTCGCCTTACATGGTTTATTGATGTCCGACTGCTTGTCTGGCTAATGGTGTATTTTTGCATAAACTAATTATCATTATTGTTATGCGAAAGATTAATCTCATCATCGTTCACTGTTCTGCCACCATCGAGGGCAAAGACTACACGGTGAGCAATATCGACATGTGGCACCGCCAGCGTGGGTTCGACTGCATTGGCTACCATTATGTGGTCTATCGTGACGGTACCGTTCATGAGGGTCGCTCGCTGATTAAGGTGGGTGCCCACTGCAAGGGCCACAACTCCAATTCCATCGGAGTCTGCTATATTGGAGGTCTGGGCAAAGACGGCAAACCTAAGGATACACGCACTCCGGAGCAGAAGGATGCTCTTGTGGGGCTACTCATGCGCCTGAAGCGTCAGTTCCCGGGTGCTGTTATTCGTGGGCACCGTGACTTTGCAGCCAAGGCTTGTCCGTCGTTTGATGCTACTAAGGAGTATGCTGACATCTCTAATCAGTAATGGCTTATGGCAGTACAAGGCAATGGCAATGCTCCTGGCATGACGGCAGAAGAGTTTAACCAGAGGGTTAAGGCGTGGGGCGAGACTGTGCGCTCTCGCTCGCTTGGCTCGCTTGTTGCCGAGACCAATGTGTATAGCGGTGGGCTGCGAGCTCGCTTGAAGGCTGCCACCAACACCGACCGTGGCGACGGCTTGGCTCATGCTGTGGCTTTCAAATTTCTGCGTTATGGTGTTTTCGTGGCGTATGGTGTGGGCAATGGATACATCCGTCAAGGCGGCAGGGTGGTGCGTGGCTCGCACGACCCTAACCGGATAGTGACGCCAGGTCCTATCAGACGTAGACCCGTTGACTGGCTCGACAATAATATCGAGCAGCAGATTCAAGGGCTTGCAGACATCGCTGCCGACTACTATGGCGACAACGCTGCACGTGATGTGCTCGAGCAGATAGACCGAGTGACGATAGCCAAGAAATAGAAAAAGGCAGGGAGCTAAATTATTAAGCTCTCTGCCTTTTCTATTTCTTTCGTTTGATTGGTTGCTGCCAATACAAAGCCTTCAAATTTCTGAGTTTTTCGAGCGTCTTTCCAGTGAAGACCCAGTGATTATATCTGTCGAGTACCAAGTCTTTCTTGCGCATCTGTTCTATTAGATAAGGGTTATTTAAATCGTTTTCTTTATACATTGGCAACCATTGTCCGTCACGAAACATCATATCGTGTTTTTTCATTTCCCAATAATATGTAGATGTGTAGCCCCATTCTTTTGCAGATTTAAGCTCATAGTTGGAGTCTTCGACAGTATCGAAGAAATTTTTACCGCCTCGCTTTATGCCTCTTATCATAAAAATAGCGGTAAGAGCGAGTACTAAAAACAAGGCTTGCATAGGGTCGAGATGATACATAGTAGAAAGGTTTAAGTGGTTTTGTTCTTGCTGTAAAGTTAGTGATTTTTTTTGGAATACGCAAGTTTCGTGATGCCTTATTTTGCGTCCTTTGCCACTATTTTTTAATGGTTTATTTTTGTAGCAAATTAAACTTGTAAGATATGGCAAAAACATACAGTCGTACTGTCAAAGTGTTTATTGACGGTGCACAGATAGACAATAGTGTTCCTGCTATCCAGAAGAAGATCCGTGAACTAACACGTGATGTAAAGAAGATGACAATCGGCACGGAGGAGTATAACAAGACGGTGAAAAGCATTTCCGAACTTAACTCTATTCTGGCAGAACATAAGCGTGCCATTCGTGGCGTAGCAGAAGAGAGCAAGTCGCTCGGGCAGCGTTTAAGCAGTGTGGCAGACTTTTTCAACAAATGGTACTACTCTCTACAGACGGGTCTTGACGCTTTGGGCGGTGTGACTACCACTATTCGCCAATGCGTTAAGGATTTTGCCGATATGGAGGAGGCAATGGCAGATGTGCGCAAATATACTGGCCAGACTGCTGAGCAGGTGCACGAGATGAACGAGGACTTCAAACGTATGGATACTCGCACCTCGCGCGAACAGCTCAATGCCCTTGCTGGCGCAGCAGGTCGCCTCGGCATCACCAACCAAAAGATGATTGAGGAGTTTGTCGATGGCGCCGACAAAATTAATGTGGCGCTTGGCGATGACCTCGGCGAGGGGGCCGTTGACAAGATTGGTAAACTCGCCCACATGTTCGGTGAGGACGAGAATAAGGGCTTGCGTGGGGCGATGCTTGCCACTGGTTCTGCTGTCAATGACCTTGCTCAGTCATCGTCGGCCAATGCTGGATATATTGTGGACTTCACTGCAGACCTTTCGGGTGTGGCTATTCAGGCGGGTATGACGCAAGCTCAGATTATGGGTTTGGCTTCTGCCCTTGACCAAAATATGCAGGAGGAAGCTACGGCTTCAACCGTGTTCTCTCAACTCATTACTAAGATGTACCAAGAGCCGGCTCGTTTTGCTACACTCGCTGGCAAAGATGTTAATGAGTTCACTAAGCTCCTTAAGACTAATGCAAACGAGGCTCTTTTGAAGTTCCTCTCTGCTATGCAGGCAACTGGTGGTTTTGATAAGATGGCACCACTGTTCTCAGAGATGAAGCTTGAGGGTACTCGTGCCGTAGGTGTTCTATCTTCAGTGGCCACACATTTAGACCAGGTGAGGGAGGCTCAAAAGGTGGCTTTTAATGCCTACAATGATGGCAACAGTGTGATTGAGGAGTTTAATGTGCAGAACAATACTGTGCAAGCAGGCATAGATAAAGCGAAGAAGCAGTTCCTTGACCTTAGTGTTGAGCTTGGCGAGAAACTGTTGCCACTTATACAAAAGGGCATCAGTACGGGGTCTATGGCTGTGAAGATTCTCAGCACAGTCACTAACTTTGTTATTGCCCATCGCAAAGCTCTAATAACACTTAGTACCACGATTGGCACTTATGTAGCCGGTGTTAAACTCTCTGTATTATGGAAGCAGCGAGCTATAGCTACTGAAAAACTCTCGGCTTTTTGGCATGCCATACAAGACAAGTGGCTCATGACAATCATGCTGCGCCATGCTGTACTCAATGGCACCATGTCGAAGACTGTTGCCCTTCAGAAGATGCTCAATGTCGTAATTGGTGCTAATCCGTTCGGCGTGTTCCTTGCCGCTATTACGGCTGTCACTACTGCTTTGGTATTGTATCGTCAAAAGCTCGACGATACTGCCATTGCACAAAATAAGCTTTCTGAGATTCGTCAAGAGGCTGCCTCCAAGGTTGGCGAGCAGGAAACAAAAATACGTGCTCTGATTGAAGCTGCCAAAGATGAGAGCATGAGCATGGATGATCGTCGCAAGGCTGTTGCACAACTCAACAAAATTATTCCTGGCTATAATGCGCAACTTGATGAAACGACACGCAAGTATAAAGCCAACGATGAAGCTCTTAAAGATTACCTCGTATCGCTTCAACGCAAGTATGAGTTGGAGGGTGCCAAGGATGAGTTGCGCCGTCTTGGCGGTGAGATTGCCAAGGAGCGCGTCAAGCTCCGCAAAGCTCAAGAAGACTTCGACAAGGCTAAGGACAGATACAATAAGGTGAACAACCAAACTGCCTATATGCCTTCGACATGGCAGGCTGGTGTGGGCATTGCCACATCTACCTCGAATGAGGTGAAGGCTGTGGAGGAATCTAATGAGAAACTCCGTAAATTAATGGCAGAGCGTGAGGGTATTGTAAAGGTTTATGGCGGTGATTTAAAGGCTGATGCAGTTAAAGGTTCCAAAACTAAAGAAACACCAGGCTCTGGCAACAAGCCCGGCCACTACGTTTCAGCTGAGGACAAGGCTGCTAACAAGGCCGAGATAGAAGCTCGTAAGAAGGTCCAAAAAGACCTCGATGCTATTACTGCAGAGTATGAAACCAAGCGTACCAAGGCCAAGGAGGATTATCTGAAGGGCGATATTGCAACGCAAGAGGATTACAACCGCAAGATTGAGGACTTGCAGCTCGAAGAACTTAACAAGAAGCTTGAGGTTGCCGGCATTGAGCCGAAGAAGCGTGCCGAGATAGAGAAGAAGATTCTGGACTATAAGGTGAAGCTTTACGACCAGCTCCGTGAGATTGAGCAGTCGTTCGGTGATACAGAGGCTGAGCAGCTCGCCCATGAGCTTGACACCATCAAGCAGAAGTATGACCAGGACCTCGCTCTACTCAACAACCTTCACGATGAGAAACTCATCAGCGAGGAGCAATACCAGGCTGACCTTTTAAGGCTCAAAGAGCGTTTTACTGCCGACACCGACAAGGCTAATAAGGAATCGGCCAGTCGTGTCATCAGCGACGCCAAGGCTACATTCGACGATTTAATGGAGAGCCAGCGCAAGGCCAACATAAAGGCTGGCAACATCGATGAGCAGAGTCAGAGTGATAGAACTGAGGCATGGAAAGGCTACCTTCAAAAGATTCTCGATGATACCTCGCTCAATGGTGAGCAGCGTCTTGCCGTACAGCAGGAGATTGAGGATGCCGATATTGACCTTACTGAAGATGCACTCAAACAGAAACAAGACCTTACGCAGAAGTACAATGACATTTTGTGCAATGTGATTGTGCAAGCAGGGCAGCAGCTCGGTGAGCAACTAGGCAAGGTGCTACAAGGCGAAAAGGCGGACTTCAAAGATTTTCTCCGTGGCATCCTTACTCTTATGATTGATGCATTGGAAAAGACTGTTCTTGCAGCTCGTGCAGCGAGCATTGCTAAGAATGTGAGCACTCTTGGTTTTGCTGGTCTTGCCAAGGCTGCTGTAGAGACTGCCCTTATTACTGCAGCTTTTGAGATGGCCAAGGCTGCCGTTGGTAGCTTCGACACTGGTGGCTTCACACCTGCTGGTCCATGGGATAAGCCACAAGGCGTAGTCCATTCCAACGAGTTCGTTGCCAACCGATTTGCAACAGCCAACCCAAATGTGCTGCCAGTTCTTAACCTCATCGACGAAGCGCAGCGTTCTGGTAGCGTCTCGAGGCTGTCGCCCGATGATATTGCTGCAGTAATCCCGACGACACAGCGTCAGTTTGCCAGTGGTGCTATGGCATCAGGTGGTCGTAGTTCTGCGGGGGTGAGTGTGGCGCAAGGTGCCATGCAAGCGGCACCTCAAGATGCTGCCCTAACAGCTGTCCTCTTGCGTGTCGTGCGCTCGCTCAATACGCTCGACCGTCGCTTCTCGGCACCTATAATAGCAGAGACATACGCCACGGGCAAGCATGGCACCATCGAGGCTGAGCGCCTGGTTAATAAAATGAAGTCTAACGTTAGCAGAAAAAGATAATGATTAAATTACTTATTGACGGCAGCGAGGTGCATCTCGCTGCCGACATTTCCCTTGAGTTCTACGACCGCAACCCGTTCTTCACATCCGAAGGTCAGCATACGCTCGATATTGATATCTCGCTTGCCGACCCAGTTAATGCCGTAATATACAACGCCATGCACCGCATCGATGTGACTGGGCGACCGCAGAACCGCCAGGCAATATTGTATTGCGAGAAGGGCGTGATAATAAAAGGTACGGAGATTATATTGGAGATTGACGAACGCAACGCTAAGATTCAGATAGTGAGCGGCAACTCGGAGTTTAATTATCTGATTGGCGGTGACCGGTATCTGAGGGATTTGGATTTGGGGTCGGTGGAGAATCTTACTGAACAGACTGCGACATTGTCAATGTATCGGACGTATGAAACGTTTGACTATGTGTGTACGCCTGTAGCGGCTAATGTTAAAATATATGGTGAAGGCTGCAACGAACTTCATTCTAAGTCTATAATATATAACGAAATTAACGAGAAGGCAGGTGCTACTTCGGTAACAATAAAATCCGGAACGACATTGTGTCCTCAGCCTTATCTGGCTGCAATAATCAGACGCGTTGTTAATGCGCTTGGATATACTATAAAGAATAATGCCATAGTCAACAATAAAGAGCTAAGCAAACTAATCATTGTGCATGGCTATAAGACTTTGCAATACAACAGAATGGTAGAGAACTGGACTGTAGCGGACTTTGTATCAGAAGTGGAGCATCTATGTGGCGTATTTTTTATTGTCGATAACAACAACAAGACGCTGGATATTCAAAAGTTTGGCGACTATTACAAGAGTGCTGAATGTGAGGAGATAACCAAAGACTGTATACTGGGCGACATAAACAAAAAGTACGACCAAGATGCACCAGACAATCTGGTGTATCATAATGTAGCTTATAAGTTTCCGGACACGCCGTTTTACAGGTTTTATTCGATAGACCCTGAATTTGACAAGCGTATAGAGTACGTCTTATGTCCGGATATGTATCCCTTTTATGATACCGATTACTTTCATCTATATAATATATGGTTTAAAATTACCGGTGGCAATGACCTTGATAAATATGGAGAACCGCCACAAAGCGTGAAAGATGCTTATCGCTTAATGAAGTGCTATGTTGAAGGCAGTATCGTTTTTGAAGGATCTATAAAAAAACGTATCCCTATTGGTTTTCCTTTTATAGTACGCTCTATTAACCCCGAATCTACATGTCTTACGATGATAGACCAGTTCGGACCTCGCGTCGACGAAACATCTAATGATAAAATGGAGTTGAAATTAGTCCCAATAGAGCTTGCGTTTTCGCATCTTCATGATTATTACAGCTATCCTATACCTATAGTGGAAAACGGTGAAGGCGACACGGGGTTGGTTCATGACGCTGACGAAGGTAAGGGCGTGGCAGAAAGACTCAAGTCTGGCGAGTCTTCATCGCCTTCGGCTAAAGACAATATGTTTGTCGGCTTTTATATGGGTGTTAGCAGGTTTGATGTGAACGGTGAGCAGCGTGCAGACAAATATCCAGTTGTCCCGGTCACTATCAATAGCCGACTTCTCGTATGGACGCGGCAAGAAACTCCAGTAGGGGCTACCAAGTTTTGGACACATCAGACTGTTATGTACGTCAACGCTGATGGCAACTACGACCTCTCTATAAATTCCCAAAACGGTATGTATAACACATACTGGAAAATGTCGCTGCAAATAGACTTGTCAACAGTCTACGTGATACGCTTCCGTTCGCTACAGCGTCGTGACGCTCGCCACCTTTTTAATATAGGTGGGCGCAAGTTCTACTGCCAACAACTCAAATACGAGGCTGTTGGCGGTAGACTTTCGGATGTCATCGAGGGCACGTTCTATCCGCTGAAGTAGCATTAAAAGTCGTCTTCGTACTCAGTGAGCTGTGCATTGGCTCGCTTCATGTCGTGAGGCACATAGATGTTTGTGATTTCGATACTTGAGTGTCGAGCCTGGTCGCGCACGGATACCGTGTCGACGTGCAGACGTAGCATGTTGGTGATGCCGGTGTCCTTAAGCGAGTAGAACTTGTATCGCTCGGGGAAATTCAGCTCCTTGCGCAGCACACGCTGCCAATAGTCGCGAAAGAATTTCTCCGAGCGGTATTCTCTGCCAGGCTTGAAGTTTTTCGAAAACAGATAGTCGCTTCCTGCTGCATCGAATGTCTTGAGCTCGATCATCAGCTGCAGTATCTTCTTGGGGAGGGTGACGACGGCATCGTTGTGGTTCTTGGCGTTCTGACCATGCACATATATGACCTGCTTCTTAATCTTGATGTCTTCAATCTTGAGCATCGACATCTCGTGCGGACGCAGGAACGTATAATATAATATGTATGTAGCAAGAAGGAAGTGGGGGTTCTTGGCTTCCAGATATTCACGCAGCTTCGTGAGGTCGCGCTGGCTGATGGTGTCGCGGTTCTTGTTGTAGGAGTTTCGCATCACGGCGTGGAAGCCCTCGGTTGGGTTCTTGGGTACATAGGATCGTGTGACGAGCCATTTGGCGAAAGTCTTGAGCCATGCGAGGTAGTTGTTGCGGGTTTGAAGCGTGTTGTTGCGCTCTACAAATACATAATCAAGGAATTTCCCGACTATACGACGGTCGAACTGGTAGATATAGTGCACGTTCTTGTCGGCTATCCAATCCTTCAGTATCTTCATATAGCTCATATAGCTTGCCACTGTTTCAAAACGATAGCCGTTTTCCTTCGCCATCTTTGCAAGCCATCCCTCATACTTTAGGCATACATCGTCCCATAGCGCATACTCGGCTGGACTCTCGGCTTCGATCCATGGATTCCATCCGTCGAGCAGCTTCTCTGTCAACCTTTGTATTATCTGCTTGGCTTTTTCCTTCTGCAGGCGTTTGCTCTTGATTCGGCCAAGCATAATCTTCTTGAGCTTCATCTTTCCAGTAGCCGGGCAGAAGGCAGTGAACGACACATAACACTCCGACGCCTGATGCAAAACGGGCGGAGTCCAGCCTTTAAGCTGATTGATTTCTGATCTTTTTGGGCACATTTTTTTGTCCTCTACGTTTTTTGCGTCGAGGACTCAGATTTAACAAATAATTTTTGAAGCTTTTTTAACACACCGAGTTGTCGCCGAGTGTTTTAAAGCGACAAGGGGCTAAAATACTGAATTGCAGTACTTTAACCCCTTGTTTGTCGGGATGACTGGACTCGAACCAGCGACCTCACGCCCCCCAG